CTGTGGTATAGTTGTTAAGCTATACGAAAAATAAGTTAAGAGATTTCCAAAATTCATTGGATTGATAGAGACATGGTCAATTCACTTTTACAAGCAAATATTCCCAAATCTTTTAACAACAGCGGTGCAGAGTGTTCTGCACTCACTGCCGGATTCGTGCAACCGGTGGTGACTTTATGTCAACGCACTGATGCAGTCCTCTTGGGTTTGGATCTAGTATTAAACGAGCACAATGCTCCTAGATTAATCCGCGATGAGTTGAAGAAACAACTTCATGCGCTCTTGGATACTTCCTCTGATGAGACGGTGTGGCTGAAACGAATAAAATTCGCTCTGACCTACCCTCTCTCGAAGTATCTTCGAAACCCATTACCCCCAAAACCTGATCTGGTTTTTGAACCGTCGGGGAGTTTACGACGTTGGATGAAAGAAAGATTCAACGCTTTCAATCGAAAGAATACGCATTTATGGTATTCTTGGCTTCAGGCTAAACGATCAAGTTTACCTGCTAGCGATGAGATTATAGACAGTACTTATGAGAAGCATCTAAGTACTCTCACTCGGGTCGATCCCGGTGATGATAAGACGATCGAAGACATAATGAATATGCCGATCTTTGTCAGACTTCTAGACCGTATAAAGGCAGAAGTAGCCAAGAGGATGAAAGTATCGAAGAGTTTTGATACATATATGCCCTCTGCCTCGGCCTGTTTTGAACAGACGAGGACTAATGGCGGACAACAAGGAGAACTTCAGAGACTTGCAGAAGTTAAGAATTTTAATGATCCTTGGTCAGTTGTTTCTGAGAATGAATTGTGGTCCATGAAGTGGAGCCCTAAGGCAATTTTCAAAGGACAACTCAGATATAATCTAGTTAGTGAGACCCGTGTCTCAGCTGGTTGGGAGGAGTGGCAAACGTTAAGAACGTGCCACGTAGGTAACCAAATTTTTATGAGCTCATTTAAACCTACTAAATGTACGATACAAGGTATCTTAGAACCAATGAAGGTTCGCGTAATAAGTAAGGGCGAAGCTCTACCTTACTATATGTGCAAGCCATTACAGGTTGCCATGCATTCTACTTTGAGAGAAATGGATCCATTTCGTCTCATTGGTCGGCCCTTTAGTCCGACTGACCTGATTGATCTAGCCCAAAAAGCAGAACCCACTGATGAGTGGTTCTCTGTAGATTATAGTGCTGCCACAGACGGTTTGTCTTGGAAGTATTCAGGTGCGATCTTCAAGAAAATTATTGAAGATTTAGATGACGAAGAGAAATATGTTGCGATGTCCGTTTTGGGACCGCATGCTCTTCACTACCCTGTTCAAGGGCGAAAAGATGTCATCTTTAAGGGAATGCAACAGAATGGCCAACTAATGGGATCCATTCTCTCTTTTCCAATTCTCTGCCTAGCCAATCTAGGTGTTTACCTCAACGTCACAACCGATTTTCAAAAGGGTTGGACAGATAAGGAGAGACTCGGCCATGTTCTAATCAATGGTGACGACATGGTTTACGCAGCAAATCCTATACTCTGGGATGAACATACAGAAAAAGCTGGTAAAGTTGGATTAGAGATGAGTGTCGGAAAAGCATATCGACACAAAATTTACGCAAATATCAATAGTACATCCGTACATTATGACATAAGCAAACTCCGTAATGATCGTGAAGTTTGGCTTAACGCTACTCCTTGGCAAATTGATTTCCTCAATGCCGGTCTGTTTTATGGACAAAGGAAGGTACAAGTTCTCGATAAGAAGGAGAACAGTTTCTTAAAAACAGAGTCTGAAGCAAAATGGGTATCCCCGTTGCTCTCTGACGAGAAACTAATTGAGCAGATAGCTCGCGTTAAGATTAGTCAAGAACAAATGGATAATCGAGAAAACCTCGTATCCAGTTTAAATGAAGTTCTTGGTGGATCCTTGCCTGGAAAACAGTCAAGGCTTCTAAAAGCATTTATGCAGTATCACAAGAAAACGATACACGCTGAGTGCCTAGGTGTCATCAGTCAAGCTGGAAAGACAAAGCTCTTTACGAGAAACTTATTTCTGCCTGTATCCCTTGGAGGGATGGGTGTGGAAAAACCACTGAATTTTAAGACAAAAATAAAGTCAATTCAAGTAAAGTTTGCTCAACTTTGTCTGAAGAAAGCCTCTCTGGGAGGTGCTGTAGACATTTCTTACCAACTACCAATGCCTGGCATTGAAGTAGCTGAAGTGGACGATATTCAATCAGTCCCTTGGGTTCGCAGAGTTGCGCCCGAATATATATTTGGTAAGAAATTTAATCAAGCAGACCTAAAGAAAGAAGACTACATAAGGATGAAAGTTTATCCTTATTTGCCCCATAGTATTAAAGAACCTATGGAAGACATTTTAGAAGACTCATTCTTCACTTTAAGCCCTATACCTGAAGTCAGTGTTTCTGACCAGGATCATGAAGTCAGTGTTTCTGACCATGACATAATGGGAGTTTTCAGGAATGAGGTATCCGTCAATACAGAAAGTTACTTACTTAGTAAACTTAAGGCTCTAGGAGAGACCTACCTTCTGGAGGATCTTCAGGATTAAATATCCTGGCATCACTTTCTAGCAATAAGCTGGTTCCTGATTCGCGACCTGGACAAGTCGTTTAAACTGAGCCATTGGGTTTGCCAATGCAAACTACCCAAAACGGTGAGTATCCTTTACATAGGACCTCTTAATAGTTCCGTGCTAAGTGGTGACGAGTCATTGTGACCGTCGAACCTAAATGCCGAGAGACTACACGGGTAGGCGTATCTCAAGAGAATGTGGGAGAATAGGAGTACGAGGGGGGATCGCAAATCGCAGATATCCTAACCCAAGTTCATCCGAAACAGAACCTGTCTCGAGGATGTGGGATTTCTAATCTTACTTGGTATGAAAGATAACCAATAAGGTCAGGTAGAACCTGCCTCAGAGAATCGTTGTGGTAGATGTATAGTCCTGGAGTTCATCCAGTATCCAATACAATGAATACACAAAGTAATCAGAACAAAGGACCTGCACAAAGGGGTCCAAATAAGAAACAAGCTTCCAAGAAGAACCAGAAGCCGAGAGTGCAAAAGAAAGCCTCTCCATACTCTGCGAATAAAAGAGTATTAGCACCTGTAGCTAAATCACAGGTTGCGACGATGTCCCGTCAAATTGTTGATCGTCAGCCCAATGGTGACTGTATCATAAGACATCGTGAGTTTATCCAAGATCTGACTGGATCTGTAGCCTTTGCGGTTACCACAGTCCCGATAAACCCCGGATTACCAGGTTTCTTTCCCTGGCTGTCAACCATAGCTCGCTCATATGAGAGCTATCGCTTCGAGAAACTCGAGTTCCTCTACGAGACCGAAGCCTCAACTACATCTACTGGCTCAGTGATACTCGCTATCGATTATGATAGCGAAGATGCAGTTCCTACCACTAAGACACAAGTCATGTCTTATAGGGGTGCAGTGAGAAGTGCGCCTTGGAGTGAATCCAGGCATGTCTCTATTCGAGAAGATCTGAATAAGAGAACCTCCTACTTCGTAAGAAGTGGGGCACTTTTGAGTAACCAGAGTCTAAATCTTTACGACACTGGCGCTTTGTATGCATGCAAGAAAGGTCAAGCAGATACAAGTGTTATAGGCGAGCTTTATGTCGACTATATTATTAAACTCATGACACCTCAGATAGGTTTAGTTGGAGTTGGCGAGGCTATTTACGGTTCCTTCACAGGTTCAGTAAATAGTGCTCCCTTCGCAACAGTAACGGGCAACTTTCCAGCAACAGTTGTCTCTTCAGGTACTACGACATCGGTCAATACTTGGACCTTCACACAACCGTGGGAAGGGTATATAAATCTATCACTAACTGGTACTGGTTTGACAGGTTCAGCTCCATCCGGAACTGCAACCTCCGCTGAAATAAGCGAAGTGATAAATGCAGGTGCTACGGCATCTGTTGGGGTCTATAGTGTTGTGGCAGGCGCTTCAAATACGTTTTTGCTCACAATTAGCAACACTACAATCTCAGCAAGTTCAGCCCTTATGGGTCAAGCTGATACTTAAGATTACAGACCATCGAATCAAACAGCAAATTCCTAGAATTTAAATTGTTGACTGACGCGCTATCGAAATGATACAAATAGCGTAAATATCGGATCCTAACACGGAAGAACTTGTGTTACCGACGCGTCACGGGAGACTCTATAGTCTCTTACCACTGACGGGAGAGTTAGTTCTCTCTCCTTGAGGTAAGGTTTCCTCATAGCGATACCAATCTAAGGTACTCTATCCTAATAAGCGGGTGCTTATTCTTCCTAAACTACTGTAGTTTGAAGGGTAATCATCCTGGTAAAGGACGCTGCTCATTTCCACTGGAATGTCTTCATTATAGCTCGTTAAGAGTATAGTAAGTATTTCACTAAGAAAGGAGGAAATTAAGATCAAATCACATTATCAATGGTGTGTGAATGAAATCTTCTACGGATTAATTTGCTCTCAAGCTTTAATCCTTATAGGCATCTAAGATATTAGTCTATCCACG